ATAAAACCTGCGGTTAGTAAATCTTGAACATCTGCTAATCTTGCTGAAGGGGTAGTTGATAAGGCAGAGGTAGGAAAAATTTGCATCATGTACTTGTCTGCATCCATGTTGACATCTTTCCAACTTATACTTTCTATAAATTTACCATCTTTAGCTTTAACTTTGAAATCCCCTTCAGATTCATACAAGTCTTTAGCCATGTCTATCATAATTTCAGCAGCGTTCATAAAACATTTTTCATATCTTTTAGCTACTGCCATAAATCTTTCTGTTTCTAAGTCATTGTATTCTCTTAAGGCTTTACCTGAGTCTAAGCCAGCAGGTTTCAAAGATGAAGCAGCTAGTTGAGAAATACCTGATATTTCATAAGCTCTCTGGTAAAGACGATCTAGATGAGAGAATAATTCACCTGGAATACCACCAAGAGGTGCATAAGCTGGTGGAGTTCCTGCATATTTTATAACTCCACCAATTCTGTTATTTAAATGAGAAGAAACAATTTTAGAACTTGCTTCTACTAATAATTTTGGAACACTGACAAGGTGCATTGATACTTGTATTGTTCTTAGTATTTTATTAATCTCTAACTGAATACCTTGTAGTTGTTCACATAGACCTTGACCAAAAAATCCTACAGGTCTTTCACCCCATCTAAAAAATACAAATGGGTAGTAATCTTTATCATACTCTTCTTCAAATAGAGTAGCACTAGATATACAAATAGTGTGCTTACCGTCTTTAGCATCTGGTCCAGATTTTAAATGCCAGGACTCTATGACTTTTATCATGTCTTTAGATGTAGCAGATTGACCATAACTTTGAGAGTCTGGGTAGGAAGCCACATCTATCTGAGCTTCAAACTCAGGAAACATAGCTTTTAGGACTGATTTTTCTATAAATTTTTCTTGGTGTATTTGACGTGGTTTTCCGTAGTAAGCTTCGATATCGTCTACTTTGATCTCACTAATTATGACTCTTTCTGTTTTTATTTCTCCGTCTTCTATAAATATCTTGATACATCCGGTACCAAAGATACAAGCATCTTGAAATGCCATGGTAGCTTTTTCATAAAACTCTGAGTAAGAATAAATGCCTTCAACAAATTTAGTAAGCTTTTTCGCTTTACGTTGTAGACTGAAATCACCCCCTGAAGTCAAGAAAGTAGCTTTAGGTTTGTTTTTAGTTATTTTTGATACTACCGTATCAATGAGAGACTGTATTACGTTAAGAGTTACCCTATTGGTTACGTTGTAAGAAGCTTCTATTCTACTGTATGTGTAAGCACCTAGACCCATTTGTTGATAGTTTCCATATAGTCTAGCAAATCTAAGATTATCTGCTTCTCTATAGGTTTGTCTATTATCTAAGGCACTTACGTAGGCAAAAAGTTCTTGGTATAAATTGTTTTTATTGGCAAGCCACCACCGGCTACCATTTATTTCATAATTCAATTTTTACCCCTACGGATTAGAAGACCAAAACAGGAGTTCATCGTCTTCTTTCTTCTGTTGTTCTTCTTCAAATTTTGATTCGTCTGATACAGTTTGTATTTTTTCTGCGTAATCTTGGATATTTTCTACAAACGCTAACTCTGAGAGTTCAAATTGAACGCCGTCAATTTTAAATGACTTTACTTTATGTTCTTTACACCATTCTATAAACAGCTTAACATCTTCAAGGTTTTCTAACATAGCTGTCTCCTATTGTTCATCTATTATATTGTCCAATTCTTTTATATCGTCTTCATACATTTTTTGCAAATCAAAAGAATATGGGTCTTTTTTTCTCTGTTCACACTCTTCAGCCTCTCTAGCTTCTAACTCTTGCATATAGGCATCTGTAAAATCCTCTACTTTTTCTTTTGGCTTTTCAGATAGATAATGTCTACATTCCCTCCAAGCATACAGCACAGCGTCACAGATATCAGAGTGATAAGTGTCTGAAATTTTTGGTCTTTCTGGATTACGAATTTTCGAGTCTTTGTCCCATTGGACCAACATGCAATCCTCTTCAAATAGAGAACTCTTGAAGGCTTTAAATTTTTCAGTTCGTAGATCATCGTTTAGTAGCTCTATAAATTCTATCTTTCGGGTCTTGTCAGCAGCCTCAATATTAAGACCATGCCTCATTCGAAGCTCCTCTTGGATCTTTTTACCTAAGGCTCCTGCGTCCATGACCATCCTGATAGGATTGTATAAGTCCTTGTATTCATTTATAACAGCCACTAATTGACTGATATTTTGCTTATTTTTAACATGTTCGTCCACCAAGTAGACTTTTTTATGATATGTATTATAACCGATAACAGCGATAGCATCACTGTCATTGTAGCCAATGTCAATACCAATAATATAGTTCCACTCCCCTTCAGTAGGGAGCTTATCAAAGATGTTTTTTGCTTTACTGAATTTAAATACGAGTGCATCTTTGTCCTCCACCCATTTACCAAATGTCTCTCTTATATAAGATGGGTCTGATTCATCAATCCCTCTTATGACTCTTTCTTCCATTAGTATTTCTTCTAAGTCAAGTTTTGGTGGATTGTGCATGTATGGATTGTCAAATGCAGTCCAGTGATGTGCCTTCCAGTTTTTTGACTGAGAATAATCAAAGAAAATACCAGCTTTTACGGGACCAGGGGTACCAGTTAGGTACAGCTGACCTCGCTTGTCTCTTAGGGCTGGGATGATTATGTCATTTATCAATTCCTTCAAATAGGACCGAAAGGATTGACACTCATCTATGTAGCACTTCATCAGTTTCCAACCTCTAAATTTTTCTATCTCGGTCCTATCTTTTGCTCCTGCTATGTAGATTTTAGACTTGTTAGGAAATGTTATTGTTAGTCTAACATTGTCTAGTTTACAATCTAGTTCATATTCTTCTATAACTTTTACTAAGTCAGACCATATGATTGCCCTGGCTTGTTGCTGAGTTATAGTGATATAAAGCAGGTTGACTTCTTCATTCTCTATAGCAGTGTCTATCATGTCAGCAGCTATACCGACTGTCTTACCTGCTCTACGAGAACATACAGCATTTCTAAACCTGGAACCTGTGCCACGAAAAAAATCAACCTGCTTCTCAAAACAAAAGTCTCTAAATATAAACTTAGGTTTTTCAGCTTTTGTCTTCCTCTTTTGAAGCTCCGCTATCAGGGCTTCCCTGTTTACGTTTTGCAAATCCAGAGTCCTTACTTTTTGATGTTAAAGTTTTTTGATATTCTGGGTTAGATTGATCTGACTTCATTCTAAAAGATTTATCAAATACTTTTCCATTTTTAAGTCTTGCATTCCAGTGAGAGTTAAAAGCTATAGACCTACGTTCTCCTTCTCCTTGGAATGGGTATACTGTGTGTAACAAGTTAGATGGAAAAATTACTAACTTTCCTGGTTCAGGGTTGAAAGATAAAGATCCTTTTTCTAACCCAGTAGGACAAGCAGTTTTGTATACAAACTCAATCATACCATCTCTAGAAAATTTATATTCTGGAAAGTCCCCTGTCTTAGATCTATGATCAAAGGGCGGTACTTTTAAATATAAGACAGATGATAGGTCACAGTATGTGTGAAAGTGAATTGGATTATACTCATTTTCATACTGACTAACAATCCAGGCATGATCTAGTTGAACCTCTAAGGCATCTAATTCATGACCATCTCCTGTTAGTGCATTCCAGACATAGTTGTATAACATACCTTCTAAATACTTGAGTGCTCCTATTTCTTCTAAGTCTTCATTAGAAATCCAAGGTTCTTCAGCAATTTGACCAACAAGGTTTTTACCCCAGTCTATTCTATCTCTGTCTTGTAAGATTTCATCAGACTTTTTTAACAAAGCTTTTGTAACTTCATCGGGCATATCGAACATACCAAAGAATGGACCAAAAGGTTTCATTAATTTAAAATCTGTTTGTTTAGCCCATCGTTCTAACCTTTCTTTATCAGACTCATTTTCTTTTGCTTCTTTTCTTGCTTGTTTTGCTTTCTTACCACTCATGTTATTACCTTCCCATGTTACCGATAGCTTTCTTAGGTCTTTCTACTTTATTAGGAGTCCCTACTTTAGCTCTTTCTTTCTTGTCCTTAGACTCTTGTTCTAGTTTCAAAGGGGACTTGAGGTAAACTGCTGAGACATTGGTAATAGGAATTAGAACATGGTCCCTATCGTTTTTGATAGAAATCATGTTTATCTTTTCTAGTATCTCTATCTCAAGAGCTAGTTTTTCATTTATTTGCCGAGTAGCAAAGTAAGTTTCTTGACGTTTATCAAACATTACCGATTGGTAACACCTGATTGCGTCTATTGCATCTGTATCGTATTTCATTAGAACCTCCTCCAAAAAGGTACAAAATTATATTTTACTTTTTTTACAACTAAACTAAATGGTTTTATTTCGTCTATAATGTTAGACTTCAAAGCTTCTTTGGCATCCCACCATTTGTCATCTTTGTAGATTTCAAAAAATTTAGCAGGATCTACACCCATTCTTTTAGATATCTCATCTAACACTAATTTATCAAAAAAGTCAAGTGCTTTAAACAACTTTTTATTGTTTTCAGTTCTTGCAGGTCTACCTCCATATCCTACCTGTACTAGGTGGTGCATGTAAGTAGAATTAGAACTTCCTACCCTGTGGTCACAGTATTGTAAGATTACAAACCCCATGGAGTAAGCATTACGAACGTAACAATTGAACTTGTAGCCTAAGCTTTTAAAGTATTTCATCTCTTCAATAAACTCTAGTCCAACGTGAACTGAGCCACCGCCTGAGTTAATAACCATGTCAATTACTTTATCTTTTCCGTTTACTCTGGCTGCTGTTTTAAAGTCTTTTAGTGTAGGTCCTATGCTGTAGCCATTTATAGCTCCAATAGAAACGTCATACTTGTTTTCTAATACTTCTTTTCTTTCGATTGACAAAAAGGTGCCTAAAAGTAGCCCCCCCAACAAAGCTAGGGTCAATAGTTTTTTCATTCGTCTGTCTCCTGTGGTTCCGGTTTTTTAGCAATGAGTTTTGTGTCATCACCATACTGTTCTAACAGAGTCTTAATTGACTCCAGCTTATCTTTTGTTTGTAATTTTAATTGTCTTATGTCCCATCTAAAATGTCCTGAGTCTATCAGCTTTAGACCATTACGTTCTCTGTGGGAGTTACGTTTAGCTATACGGTCTACTTTTTTAAATACTTCATCTATTAGTTCTATGCTGATCTCCATCATATTGTAAGCTACTTCATGACTGCGGTTTTTAAAAGATTTCATCTATAACTCCATACTCTAAGCATTCATCTGGAGTCAAGTAAAAGTTTTTCTTGTAGGTCTTATCGTACCAAAAGTCTGCATCCTTGTTACTCAACTCTGCCATCCAAGAGCACCACTGGCGTTCCTGTTTCTCAACTTGATCTACTTCTTCTTTCGTTTCAGCATGAGAACCTCCTATGTAGTAAGACATTTGGTGTGCCATGAAAACACAGTATTTAGACATGCGACGTTTTTTACCTGCTGCTAATAATAGTGTGGCTGCACTCATAACGTGACCGTATGATTCTGTGACTATTCTACAACTAGAAGAGTTTAACCTTCCTATCATGGCTAGAGCGTCATAGACTGAACCACCTGGAGAGTTGATTCTAATAGTTATAGTTTTCTTACTAGCCCTTTCTAGTTCACTCAGAGCAGCATCTATAAATGCAAAACTATGGTCATCTATCTCTTCGTTGATCTGAATAACTCGATCTACAAAATTAACCCCCTGGTCAAATAGGTAGTCGAGTCTTAACTTTTCTTTATCTACGTCTTTAGTCCTGCTCATCGATAGACTCCACAAAGTTAGGAAGGTCAAATAGTAAATACGGATGATAAACTAAATTATATTTAGAAGAGAGTCTATCAGCCATTCTGGTATGATGTGTGTAAACTGCCGCATTGTCACTCGAATGACCTACTGCGTCTAAAAGAGTTTTCCCAATCCCCATATTTCTGAAGGTATGCTTAACATAAACAAAATGGATTACAAGGATTCCGTCTTCTTCCCCTGCCAGTATGTAGCCATATAGCTGAGAGGGATCAGAGGGGTTGCAAGCTACAAGCACTTTTGAGTTTTGAATTATTCTCTCTATGAGCTTATGGTGATCCTCAAAGTAAATAGTGTTTGTAATCTTTTCTGCAAACGGACTAAACCTGTAAGACTTTAGAAAACTGTTAAAGAGAAACGCATGGTCTTCGTCTACCAAGGGTCTAAGGCGGCAGTTGTCATTAGATTTTGTCATCTGTCCACCCAGGTTGCTCTTCTTCTTTTTTAACTTCTAGTTCTACTGCCTGCATTTGTGGATATGCTCTGACTAGAGCTTTGAGTTCGAACTCTAATTCTTCTATGAGTTCTTCGATTTGTTTTTGTTGCATTCTGGCATGACCGATTTTTCCGTAGATAATATCGGCTTGTTTTTGGTATAATTCATTCGCTTTCATTATCGCTCCTTTCGTTCTTATCTATTGTCTTATTATTATTATTGTCTAGTACTCGTTTGGCTAGGTGCATCAATTCTGAATCTGACAGGGCAGACAAATCTTGAGCCTCTGAAATTTCTCTCTCCTCACGTTGAATCTTAACTAGGGACTCCAGGTAGCCTTGGACTATACGAGCTTCCTTGGGATCTAAGGTCACGCCCCTGACTGCTTTTGATCGATAGTGGGCAAGCTCTGCACCAATAATAGCTTTAGCGTCGTGGAGCAACAGCTCTGTGGCAGGTATGACTGAGCTAGTCTCTAAGGTCACCTTCTTTCTCTTCGGTGGCAGCAATATGCGCCGTGGCTCTGTTTTGTCTTGCGTCATAGTTTCTCCAGAAAGGCGGCATTTTATATTCTACTCTACAGAGGTTTTATAATTTGTCAAGCCTTTTTTTGACCCCCCCATCAAGGTATCTTAACATTTGCTACATAGATTGCCAAGATATCTTAACAGTGTCCAGACAGTCTGTCCGTGCATAGATTAATATTAATAATTTCAAATACTTGAGTTTGGTGTGTACGAAAAAAACACTGTATGGTTTGCCCGATCTACCCTTTTTGTTTAGTGGGTATTCGAAGTGTTCTCGTAAATGATCGGATATTCGTTGAGTTGTGAAGCCTTTGCCATGCAATTGTAGTACTTTACGGTCTATTTTGGGTAAAAAAGTAGCGTTATAGCTTAAAAAACTTGCTATATTATAGTATTTTTCAGTAAATAAATCATATTTTGCCCTTATAACACTGGTCGGTCTCTTTAGTATTCCACTATACTCGTCGAAAAACCTTTGTCTATTCTTTCCAGATCGTTCGATATCGTCGAAACCTGACTCATCGAGTAGTTTATACCATGCTCTTTGTAGCTCTTTAAATGAGGGCTTTTTTTGCTCTTTTTTACTCATAATTAATTGTACTCTTATTATAATAAAAAGTCTTGTAGGTTTTGCCTTATCGTGTTATACTCTTAGTAACCAATAACCAAAGGGGTAAAAATGAAGAAAAAAGACGCTTTTGTTATATTTTCAGTAT